TCAGGAACATTTCTGGTTAACGCCGCCGTTGAGGATCCATGCCTCAAAAGCAGTACGAAGATAGGCCTTTGGATGCGTCCGTACTGGTTTCGGGAATCCGTGCCGGTGCGTGTAGTTCCAGATGGTTTGACGTGATGAAACACCGAGTTTGTTCATCACTTCTTTTTCAGGTATCAGACTGGTGTCAATCATCATCATTCTCCAGGCAAAAAAATGCCCTCACACTGGAGGGCAAATGGGGGATAACGTGGCAGTGCATTCGCACCCAATAGCCAGCTCATAACTGGCTATAAGTTGCGTCATTCATGCTGAGTGAATTTCAACCTTTTCAATTCGAAGTTGTGAAGCGTCGCCCTGCAATTTAAGCGCGTTCTCTGCGTCATTTTTAGCTCTGAATACAGCTTTCACCTCGCCATATTTCTCGTGCATAACAGAGACAATCGCGTCCTCTTCATCAACGATCGCCCAAAACGAATAATTCATAATCTCTCCTCATGCCGCCCGCATAGCGCGTAGGCGTTTTAAGTGTTCTGCTGTTTCAAGTTCGGCGCGTATCTGTGCCGCTTCGTGTGGGTCGAGGTGCTCGAAATCGTTATTAAAGCGGTCGATTGAAGCAGTGTTGATCCGGCCTTGTCGCCAGTAGCGGACTATCTGTGATGTGACTGAATGTATTATGACGGGCCAACCCGCTGAGTCAGCGTACATCTGACCCCGTTGAATAAGCTGGAACATTGGCAGTCTCCATGTAAGCACCAATGAAAGCGGCGGCCGCCTGCGCGTTTATAGCGTTACCGTAACCCTTAAGTCGGCCTGTGCGATTGCGGCCTGCCATTGCTCGTAATGAGGACTTGCTGTGTCCCATACCTTTGGCAAACCTTGCAACCAGCGGGAATGTGCCGGGTTCAACTGGACGCCATTGTCCATCTCGACATAGCAGCCAGTCTGCATCACGCCAAAAACCGTTAACCTCAAGGGGCCGGCTGTGTACGCCTGGCGTGGAAGCTGATCCAATCGCTCCTTGCCATCCCGCTGCGCTGTCATTCCCGATGAGTCTTTCCAGTCCCTCGAGGTTGGCGTTACCCATCCTGCCAGCGCTGCTGCCCAGCCGATTTTGTTCGGTCTCTCCCGGCCATCCCCGCTCATCTGCACCGTTGTTGCGTTGGTGATTTCCGATACTTGTGGTGTTGGCCATCCCGTCAATCGCGCTGCTCCGGAGACATGCTGCAATCCCCGTTTCGTCTCCGGCTGCGGATTGGCATTCGCCACTGGCGTGGGCCACCCAGTAAGCTCGCTCTCGGATGTGCGGCGCACCGACGCCCGCAGACGGAAACGGCGTAAGCCCGAAGGCGTATCCCATTCCTTCCAGGTCTGCTTGTACAAGGTCGAACCATGCGTTTGCGTTACCAGCTGCAACCTGTTCGCCAAAGATGTGCTGAGGTCTGCACTCGCTAATGAGGTGGAAGAAGGCTGGCCAAAGGTGCCGCTCGTCAGCAAACCCATCTCCTTTGCCTGCCGCGCTGAAAGGCTGGCACGGACAGGATCCTGTCCAGACTGGTTTATCGTCGGGCCATCCGGCAAGGCGCAGGGAATGCGACCAGATGCCAATTCCGGCGAAAAAGTGGCATTGGGTAAATCCGCTGAGGTCGTCAGGTGTGACATCTTCAATACTCCGTTCATCAACTTCACCCGGGGCGATATGTCCGCCAGCGATCAGATTCCTCAGCCACTGCGCAGCGAAAGAATCAATTTCGTTGTAGTAAGCCGCCATCACCCGCCTCGCTGCTTGTTCCGTAACTCGACAATCTGAAGGCATGCAACGCACATCGTGCATCCCGGATACGCTTTCCGGCGCGCATCGCTAAGCTGATCTCCGCATTCCTCACAGTGCGTTGCTGATACTGCTGAGTGGTTGAGTCTGTGCATGCTCAGTGCCGCGTCACGCTGCAAATCTTCAAGCTGTGATGCGTTATCGATAATGTCCATAGCTATTCCTTACCGAGTGCTTTGGCGATGGCGGCTTTGTTTCGTTCATAACGAAGAGAGCCGAGATAGTCAGGTGTAAAGCAGAGCGCTGAGTGAGTCTCGATTAACTCTTCCAGCAATTCAGGAGCCGATGAGATAAGAGCCATATCCTCTTTCTTGACCAGCAAAGTAGAGTGACCGTCGCGCATTACCATGCTGTCGATAACACCACCATCTTTGCCAATTGCTTTGCTCGACAGCCGCAGGAATGAATTGCTTGTCCACCACTCCCACGGCCCCGGTGTACCTTTAAACTCTTCCATTTCTCACTCCCGAAACTGCTGATTGATAGTTAACGAAACCAACAAAAAGGGAGCCCTAAGCTCCCTGATGATTTGCGATAGTTTGGTCATGACTCGACACCGTAACGGCCCTGCATGCGGCCCATGATGCTATTGAACTCAATGAGAGAAACACCCAGACCGGCAATCACCTTGTGATGCTTCTTGAGGATCGGCGGCACGACTGCATTCCATTTCGGCTTAGGCCTGCATTCCATTTCGGCTTAGGCCTGCATTTCAGTGCCTGCTGAATCTCTGCCACGCATTTACGTCCCTGTGCTCTCACTACGTTGTTTTGCTCTGGTGTCATCAGTCGCTCCTTACTTCTCCGTAACGACCACGATACTTACGCATACGGTCGTCTACGTAGGTTGGTTGAACCGGTCCGACTGCCATCCAGATCGGCCTGAATGACGCCTCTAAGTTGGCGTACCAGACTTCCTTTTCGTGTCTTTCCTGAAGCCTTTCTTCCATGGTCGGCTTCTGGAAATCGTCATTAGCGATAGCTGCAAAGCAACGAGCCAGCACCTCAGCTTTGGTTCCTGATTTTTTAGGCGGGCGCAGATATCCCGCCACGGTGAGAGGTGCCGACATTTGATGCTCCTGATTAAATGGCGTGGATAGCGTGAAGAGGTAATGGGTTACCGGTTAAAACGGAATGTCATCTGTGAAATCTATGGGCGGCTCGTTATGCTGCTGTACCGGTTGCTGCTGCGTCCGTGGTGGTTGCTGGCTGTTACCTGCCGGTTTACCTTCTGCTTGCTTCCCGCCAAGCATTTGCATGGTGCCGCCGACGTTCACAACAACTTCAGTCGTGTACTTCTCCACACCAGATTGGTCTGTCCATTTCCGTGTGCGGAGTTGGCCTTCGATATACACCTGAGAACCTTTTCGAAGATATTCGCTGGCTACTTCAGCCAACTTGCCAAACAGCACCACCCGGTGCCAATCGGTCTGCTCTTTCATCTCGCCAGTTGCTTTGTCCCGCCATGATTCCGAAGTTGCCAGTGTGATATTGGCTACCGCGCCACCATTTGGTAGATAGCGAACCTCAGGGTCTTGCCCAAGGTTGCCGACGAGGATCACTTTATTTACGCCTCTGCTTGCCATTTATGCAGGTTCTCCTTCAAGTTCATCTTTTCGAATGTTGTAAACGTCCTGGGCTTTCTGTTGCTCACCAGTTCCTTCGAGCATTTTCCATGCTTTAGCGAATGCCTGCTTAAGCTCATCTACTGAAGTCTTTTGTGCTGCGGCATCAGTGAATGCCTTCAGGATCTGCTCAGGAGTGGGGGATAGTTTTGATTGCTTGGCCGGCGCTGAATTTTGCTGATGCTTGTGTTCGTCAGTATCAGCATCTTTGGAGTCATCAATTCCGAACAATCCGTTAAGGCAATATTTGCGAGCGTAAGAGCTTGTAGCGCCAGTAACCTGAGCGGCATCCATACCTTTCTTGCTTTCTTCTTCTCGCGCCATAGCGGTTGCTGTGTGCTTATTTTCACCGTCCGTGATGGTCGCCGTAGCCTTGACGTAATACCGATCGCCAATCAGCACGATTTCATCGCTAATCGACAGGAAAAGCCCTTTCAGTAGCGGCTTAACTCCTTCGAGAATGTCCTCGCAGCTGCGGTATTTGTATTTGCCGAACGAGTTGTACTGATTCTTTGGCGCATTCAGGTGCTCCTGAATGGATGCCAACCGCTCATAAAATGTGGCGCTCATAATTACCTCAGAATGGAAGTTCGGAAGGGTTAGCCAGGAACTCGCATTTATTCATGCGCTCACGTTTAGCCATAGACAGGCAAAAACTTTTCATCGACTTGTTACCTGACTTGCGCCAGTAAAGCGCCTCTGTGACGTGGTACTGGCGCTTAATGCGACTGAGTTCTGGTGTTGTTGCTAAATCAACAGGAATCATGGTCTCTCCTGAAATTTGGTTGTGCGCTTCCCGTCTGCGATAGCTGGACGAGTAGGGGAATGGGTTTGAATTTAGTGCTGGATAGGGTTTCCGTGACCGTCCAGGAGGACGTCAATTACGCAGTCAGTGAGCCGGATAATCTCTGCATCCGTGTGCAGGTACACCCATTTGCGCTCCTGAATGACTGCTGAGACGCGATAAGTTCTGCCTTCGTGAAGTGCCATCATTCCAGGCATCACGCACTGGCGAATCATTGGTGTCGTGCCGTAGTGTCCGATCATGATTTACCCTCCACCTGCTGCAATAACCCGGAAATGTGCATCTGCCAGCGGTTCATTGTGATTTTCTCGCGAGGTTTATCGACTGATGAGAGTTGCCACTCGTTGTCGTTGAGTTTTGATGCGTGGTACTGCTTACCGTTGTGGGTGACTGTCATGACTAAGCCTCCTGCTTTTCTTTGATGTCAGCTCGGAGGTGAATTTCACGACCATCAGGAAGTGAAAATACTTTTATGTCGTCGGTCTTCGCTAGGTAATGAGCTGTGGCATGAAGAACCTGGTCAGTAACATCAAACTTCTCGCCAACAAATTTCATTGCGCCAAAAGCAAAGTTCTTTGCTGGCTTTGCTCTGCCAGCGTATATGCGGTTGGTAAGTCCGCTGCGATTCACCATGATTGGATTACTCATAATCATCTCCGCGCTTAAGCCGCGCCGCTGAACGTTAAAAGACCTCTGCGCTAACAGGCGGTGGATAGCCGCCATTCATAACTTGAGCCACTCGTAAATGACTCCAGGTATGAGGCAATAAAAAACCCGCCTGAGCGGGTCTTAAATTTCAGTCAGTCTTTGATGAACTCATCCGTTACAACCGATCGCTCTCCCGAATACAGAACAGCGCCATCAACCTCAACGACGATAACTGCATGTGGATTAGCGTTATCGTTCAGCCACTTGATAAGCGGCTTAACTGCTTCTTCGAAACCTTGACTCTCTTCCATCGCCTTACCCTCTGTTTGTATCGTGAGCTAATAAAAAGGCCGCCAGTTAGGCAGTCTGTTTGATTTCCAAATTCATAATTGTTGCTCCTGCAATGGACGCCCAAAAGTACCAGTGAGCTCTAGCGTCATCTTCATCTTCTGCTTCAATAACCCGATCGAACTCTTCTTCATTCCACTGGCCAGTGCATCGAAAGTGATTTGCACTCATTGCCTCACCTCATAAGTTAATTAACGCGCCGTAACCGATTAAATCAGTGGCGTAGATTTACCGCGGGATTTCTGCACCGCATGGATTTTGTTTCCGAACGGGTTCGCATCTTTGTACCAGGTGCGATGATTCTTGCGCTCAACAGCTTCAGCGCGTTTTTCCATCTCTTCCCGATACTCAGCCAGCACCGTTAAATCAATCGGGTTCACAGCGCTTTCTACGCGTGATTTCGGCTTGCGAGTCAGAGAGAGAACAGGGCGGTTATCTGGTTTGGCGCTCACCCCAACTAACAGGGGATTTGCAGCTTTCCATTCGGCCTGTTTCTCTGCGCGGCGTTCGCGGCGGCGTGCTTGTGCATCCATTTTGGATCTCCTGTCAGTTAGCTTTGGTGGTGTGGCAGTTCGCGCCTTGCAGGCCTATGCGAATATCCGTCCTGCCGCTTCCAGGCTGTGCCGAAGCACCTGCCACACCCCAAAGCTTTCTGCTTTGAATGCTGCCCTTCTTCAGGGCCAAATTTTTAAGAGCTTCACCGTCCTGGTGAGTAGTGCGTCCTGCTGATGGATATAATAATCACCGCAAGTGGTATTTAAGTCAACACCGCAAGAGATAAAATATTACCGCAAATGCTTAACTTGTTGTAATTGACAGGTATTTATTTTTTATTGCGAGATGCTATGCTCAAAAAAGCACCAAAGAGGCATGGTTATGGGATTGGGTATGGATATGGAACGGGATGAGCCAAGGGATTACTGAGGGATGCAGCGGAGTTCGTGAGGAAAGGGCGATAAGGCGATTAAGTGATGGCAAAAAAAAGGCCCGGAGTGGCAACCGGGCTAAAGACAGCACAGAGAGATAGAACTAAATAAATACTAGGTGTTTGAATTTTGTTTGGTAGCCATGGAGAGTAAAACAACCAATTGAATTGTATGGTTTTATCTGGTCTAAGCGTCATGTCTTAGACAGAAAAAAGCCCGCACGGGAGCGGGCAATGACTACAGATATTTATTTTTTTCAATTTCAGAACGAAGATTATCGGCAGTCTGGGGAAATACTTTAGGAAGTAAATATCTGGCGCGAAGGTGCGCTTGATATCCTGAATTAGTCAGCCCAGCCTGTTTTTGTGTTGATAGCAGATTCAGCCATCGTGTACTTCTGGACTGTGTCGTCTTTGAAGAGAATGGTCAATTCTTTCTTGGTTCCGTTCGTACCGTTATGGAACAGTCCGTAGAATGGAATGAATGATGTTCCATTTACCTTAACCTTGGCAAATGAGTACTTCCAAATTTCATTGCCGCCGTCAGTGTAAGACACCCCATCCGGTGAGCCAAAGAAAGTTTTCACTTCGGCTTTTGTGGTCTTTCCTTCCTGAATCTTGGTCTGAACGCTGGTTTCAGTTTCGTTCTTAAGTTGCTGGTTACCAGAAGATGCGCACCCTGTTAGGGTTACAGCTAATGCCACTGCCAGAGCTATTTTTTTCATTATGTATATCCATTGATTGCAATCGGAATCATCTTAACATCATGAATAGTCTGGTCAAATAAAAACCCGGCGAGGTGGCCGGGATATTGACGATTTATTTGAAAACTCGCTCTAGGGCGCTTTCGTACTGCTCCTTTGTTTCGCACATTGATGCCATACCGATGATTTTGCCAATGTGCCTACGGAGAGCTTTTACACCTACGTCCGAAAGAAACATATGTATTTTGTCCCCTCTCTTACCGTTTTCTTCGCGATTTTCTTTAGCGATATCTAGTATCTTTCCTTCGCTCTTGGCTAGTGTTTCGTAGATGTGTCTCTCGGTGAACCAGCGGAAATTACCTGGGTGACCTCCTTTCTCTGGTTTTTTAAGTTCGTATAGCCGATACCATTCATAGTAAAGTTCATCAGGAAATTCCTTTTCCCACGCACGAGCTTCCTCGCGTACATACATCTTGAAAGCTTCAATTACGGCCTGCGCAGCGGGTTCGTAACCAGAAACAGCATATGCAACACCACGTATACCTGATTTGGCAGAGGCATTCATAAGTCTTTGTGCGGCTTCTGCTGCTGCAATTCTGTTGGCTGGCAAAACCCCTTTTTCTTTTGCCCTGACTAGAAGTTTAGCTATGTCAATTACTACGCCGATATCAAATCCATGCGCAATCGTTGAATTATTGGATCGCGCCTCCAATTGAAATTTAAGAGGTTTTTCTAGTTTTTCCTCTAAATCTGGATCACGCATTTCACTCATAAATGGAGCCGACATCAGCCTGTCTATATCACGAGCAAGAGTACCTATTTGAAGCAGTTGAGCCAATCCTGTTTTCGTTACAACGGGAGTTTTTAAATCATCATTTAAAACATAACACTCAGCGTCAATTCCAAATTGCTCTTTAAAATTACCCATATGAGTGGCTTTATAGCCCCACCTGGCAATAGCTCCGCTCTTTGCTTGGTCGCTTCTTTGTTTTGCAGTGAGAGATTTAGCTCTGGCAACGCCGCCTTTTGCTTTTCCAGTAGGTTCTTTTTGATCTTCTGACATTGTAGGCACTCTTGTTGTAAGGTGTGCTTGCATAATAATCACTGTATAACCATACAAGCAAGAATTATTTTTAATTTTTATGCTTGCATTATGTTGAGCAAAAAAAAAGCCGCATCTCTGCGACCTCTCTCACATCATCAATCTCACCCAAACGTCTCATCAGGCCACCATAAGCACGATCGCAACAACCGAGAGCAAAGTAACCACGCCTACTATCAGATATTCTCTTATCACCCAAACGTCTCTTCAGGCCACAATCAAAAAGATAACCGTGGCAGTAAGCACAGTTACCGTTCCTACTATCAGATAATCTCGCATCATGACTGCTGCCCTCTATTCAGGCACATCACGGTCACTTCTCCGCTTGAAGAAGAATTTGTCTAGCCTCATAAAAACGCCAACCAGACCAACAATGAGCAGGGTCAGGAGTATGGGGTAGATGAGGTCATCCATTAACATTCCTTGGCTGTTTCAACCGAATGTCTCTTCAGGCCACTGCGATGCCACAACCTTGCCCACCACCCGGCAATGCTCATTGCACGGTATCATCGGGAACTGTGGGTTCAGCGGCTGAAGGAACACCTGTCCGCTGTCTTTAATCAGCTTTTTAAACGTGAACTCATCGCCGCCCAGGCGAGCAATGCAGAAGTCACCAGGGTCTACCGGCTCCTCTGGGTCAACTAAGATAAGCATGCCTTCAGGAAAGCTGGGGCGTGAACCAGCAGGTGCCGTCATTGAATGCCCGTCAACCTCAAGCCAGAATGCGTTTTCGCTGGCTTTCTTGGTCGTGCTTACCCAGCGCTCTGCATCGCGTTCAGTAAACGTGCGGAACTCAGGAGAGAACATCCCGGCCTGAACATGAGAGAATACTGGGTACTCAAAGTCATTGCTGACCATCCTCTCTGACGACACTGACTTGTACATTTCTTGAATTTCTGAAGCGAGAGAGGGGCTAAAATCACCAACACTCACCTGGAGCACCCTTGCAAGAGCTGCTGCGTTACTTGCGTTCAGCGCATTTACGCCATTGAGAAGAGCGGCAATAGCTGACTGACCGACGCTTAAAGCATCAGCAATTGATTCCTGTGAGAGCTTTAAAGCGGACTTCTTGCTCTCATAAATCGCTTTTAGACGCTTTGCGTCTTCAAGCTGTTCTGCTGTTAAGGGTTTCTTTTTTATGCTCATAACTTAATTCTAACACCGGAAGGAATAATTTAATAACACCGCTCGTGTTGACATAAATACCTCCTGCGGTGATAATCATATTCATGCACTAAGGAGGTCGTATGGATCAGCGCATAAAGCTTAAAGATTACGCTCAACGTTTCGGTCAGACTAAAGCAGCTCAAGACCTTGGGGTTTATCAGAGCGCTATCTTCAAAGCACTAACCGCAAAGCGAGATATCACGGTAATTGTTCATGCCGATGGTTCAGTCTCTGCTGAAGAGTTGAAGCCGTTCCCAAGCACCCGCCGCGAATCAAACGCAGCATAAACAAAACCCGCTCTTACATATCTCAGCCCTGAAAAAGGGCGATTCAAAACAACAAGTCTTAAAGGCTATGCGTGTCTGCGCATTGGCCTATTTAACTATTTCACACCAAAGGAATTATCACAGATGGAAAACTCAATTAACCGCAACAAGGTCAATGCCCGTCGCATTGAATCCTGGTTGCTTAACCGTATCGCTATGAAAGGTGGCAACAACGTAGCCAAAGAGATCGGCGTCGATAAGGCACAGATTACCCGCTGGAAAGAAACGTGGCTGCCGAAGATGGCAATGCTGCTGGCAGTTCTGGAATGGGGTGTCGTTGATGACGATATGGCGCGGTTGGCAAGAGAAGTCGCTGCGGTGCTCACAAAGAAAAATCGCCCGGCGGCAACCGAGCGATCAGAACAGCTAACGATTGATTTTTAACGTCTCAATCAGGAGTTAATTATACATGAAACAGTTCAGTCCTGACCAGGATAAACCACACAAAAATATACTGCGTGATCGCTATCTTTCCAGCTTCAAACAGCCTGGTCGATTTCGGGCTGAATTGGAGAAGGTAAAGCAAATGCTGAAGGATAAAGGTCATGAGTAACGTATCCAACTTAGCCGAAGCCAGAGAGGCCAGAAGGCTCCAGCAGCCGCGTACACAAGGCGGTAAGGGGTTTGCCTTGCTGCACCGTAAAATCATGGATGTGCCGTTCTACAAAGACCCTGAGGCGGCGCATTTGTGGATTCACTTAATACTTAAGGCAAAGCATGCGCCAGAAGTTGTGCTGACAGATATTGGTGAGAAGTTAGTTAACCGTGGAGAGTTGCTTAGCGGGCGTAACTCTCTGGCATTTGAGACAGGATTAAAGCCGGATCGCGTACAATATCTGCTGAGGAAGTTCCAGAAACTTGGAATGGTTAGCTGGATTTCTCACGGGAAATTCTCTGTTTTTTCCATCGTTAAATATGACGATTATCAGTCAAATTATGTACCAGCAGATTACCAGCAAATTACCAGCTCAAACCCTTACACACCAATGCCTGAAAAGGAATCTGTACCAGCAGATTACCAGCAAATTACCACAGATAAAGAAGTTATTATTATCTCTTCTACTAACGTAGAAGAGAGTGCATCATCCGCAGAAAAATCAGAACCCAAAAAACCGTCTCTCAGTTGTGAGCAGGTGGTCGATATTTACCACCGAGTGCTGCCAGAGGCTGGAGGAATCAGAACCATTACTGACAAGCGCCGTAACATGATCCGCAGTTTCTGGAAGAAAGCCAGTGCCGTCACCCGCGATTTAGACGGTCACGGATTCACCCTGCAAGACTGGGAATCTTACCTGAACTACATCGCCAACAATTGCCGTTGGATGTTGGAGAACAGGCCTGATCAACGCACTGGTAGAACATGGCGACGTAAGTCTCTCGAATACTTCCTGAACGTAGACGTTTACGTTAAGACGCGAGAGGGAGCATGCGATGACCTCTGAGATGATAACCGTTCCTCACAACCCCGAAGCCGAGCAAAGCGTTATCGGTGGACTGTTACTGGATGACGACAGTAGCGAGCGTGTACAGAGAGTTCTGGCAATGCTCAAACCAGAGTCGTTTTACAACAGGGCTCACCAGATTCTCTTCGCTGAAATGCGTCAGATGTTCCGCGATAACAAGCCGGTAGATGGCCTGACAGTTTTCGATTCACTGGAAAGCAAGGGACTTACCGAGCAGGTTGGTGGTTTCGCTTACATCGCTCAGATCGCCAAGAACACACCAAGCGCCGCAAACATCGTTGCTTACGCCGCATCAGTCCGTGAATCAGCCATGGAGCGTTACGGCATCCAGCGCATGAACGAGGCAACCGAATTGCTCTACGCCAGAAACGGCATGAGCGCCACGGAGAAGTACGAAGCTATCCAGAGCATATTCACCCAACTGACTGACCATTCAAAGACCGGTAGCCGAAGAGGGCTTCGCTCATTTGGTGATGTCATGGAGGACTGGGTAACAGATCTGGAAAAACGCTTCGACCCATCCGGAGAGCAGCGCGGAATGAGTACCGGTATCCCATCACTCGATCGGATGCTTGCACCGAAAGGACTGGTTAAAGGTTCGCTATTCGTCATCGGTGCCCGTCCGAAGATGGGTAAGACGACGCTTTACGGTCAGATGGCTATCAACTGCGCCGTGAGAGAACAAAAACCAGCCTTGATGTTCAGCCTTGAAATGCCAGGCGATCAGATTCTCGAAAAGCTTGTCGGTCAGAAGTCAGGGGTTAACCCGAGCATTTTCTATATGCCAGTAACCGACGATGCTGACGATCAATACCAGGGGGATTATGACGGTGATTTCAAGAAAGCCATGGCAACCGCCGGGAGGCTCAGTGAAATCGACATGCTCTACATCGACGATACGCCCGGGTTGTCACTGGCGCACATCGTTAGCGAAAGCCGTCGAATCAAGCGAGAGAAAGGCGTTGTCGGGATGATTCTTGTGGATTACCTGACGCTCATGACCGCCGAGAAAGCCGACCGTAACGACCTTGCATACGGGATGATCACCAAAGGACTCAAGAACCTAGCTAAAGAGCTTGGCTGCGTCGTTGTGCTGCTGACTCAGCTAAACCGTGAGCTGGAGAAGCGCGTTAACAAGCGGCCTTTACCAAGCGATTCACGTGATACCGGACAGATTGAGCAGGATTGTGATTACTGGGTAGGTATTCACCGAGAAGGCGCATTTGATGACAGCGTTCCGGCAGGTGAAACCGAGTTAATCCTGAGGCTAAACCGTCATGGAAACACCGGCACCGTCTACTGCAACCAGTACAACGGCGCTATCTACGACACAGACCAGCAATCCGCAGCGGCAACCAGACGCGGACGTGAAAACCAACCAAAACAGAAAGGCGGATTCTGATGAACGCTAAAGACAAAATCATCACTTACCTTGAAACTCACAAGCCGGCATCAAAGAAAGAACTCATCTCAGTAACCAAATTACCAGTAAACCGTATCAACCAAGTTGTACGAGATCTCCTCGAATCAGGCCAGTTAGAAATCCACAGCGTCACCAATAAGGTTAATCACTACCGGCTTACTGATTTACATAACCAGCGAGTGAAAGCTGTTCTGGATTATTTCGAAGACGGCAGTAGCGCAACGTCTGGTGAGGTTTCTGACATTACTGGCCTGGATAAAACAACGGTCACACAGATTTTGATTTCGCTGAATAAGCAGGGCGAATTGCACAGGGAATGGCATGGTCAGCGCAAGTTGTGGATATACAGCAAATCAGCGCCGTTTGTATTTGGCTGCGCTAATCATCTGACTGCATTCATCAACAATGCACTGAGAGAGGTCAGGGCGTCATGACTGAACCTTACATAGCAGAGCTATCTGCAAGCGTGGCCGTGATAGTCGGCCTTTTTTATGGCTGGAGGAAATGGTGAAGCTCGATAAATTCTACTTCCTTGGCAAGTTCGTATTTGGCTTTGGGATATCAACTGAGCTATGGCACACGGAGCGTAAATCAGGCGGTAAGGTTGTGCATTTCCTCCATTTTGGTTACACGCCAGACCTTAGCCCTGAGAGAGCATTCAAAGCATCGCTACTGGTGCTCACATTCATATTTTTAACGATGCGGATAGGCATCTGCCGAAAACGCAAAAACATCGATTAACAGGCTCGCATCGCGGGCCTTTTTTATGAGGGTAGGATTATGACTAGCAGAGAAAAATTTGAAGCTTGGTATCTGGAAAATTGGGGTCACACCGAAGATGACCATGAAACCCTGTTTGAGCGCGACCCTGGCAGCAATGAAGAATATTACCGTCTTGGCGTTCGTATGGCTCACGGGGCATGGCAAGCATCTGAGTCAGCATCACAACAAAAGCTCACAGACATGGCAGTACAGCTCGCTAACGCCGAGAGCAAGTGCAGGGAGCTGGCGGCGGAGAATTCGACTAAACATGAATTTATTGCTACCTGCTTCCGTGCAGCTGCTGATGGCGGTTCGATGGATGGTGCTGACATTCAGGAGCTCGGCGAGCGTCTTGGTCTGTTTGGACGTGAAACATACCAGCCAGTGCTGCACGGTTATATCTGCGGACATGAGGCTGGAGAGGATACCGTTTACGTCATGAAGAAAACCCCAGCTACCGACGCTTTCCTGGCTGAAGTGCGAGCCAGCGCTCTCGATAGTCTGGTAGACATCAAGACTAAGCAGTTGGCAGATATGCATCCCGATACTCATGCGTTCGGCGCTACCGCCATGACTATCCGTAGCCAGATTAACGAGCTGCAGATGTTCGCTACCCAGCTTCGCAAAGGAGTGCAGTCATGAGCAAGAAAACTGAACTCCCTGCAAACATCGGCTGCGGCGTCCGCCAGCGCTGGCATGCTCAACGTGGGCAACGAAATGGTCGAGGTGGTAGATATCATCGCCTCCCGTCACGACAAAATTTAAGGAAATGGATTGCAAAGCGCTTAATTGCAGAAGTTTTAGCGGAGGCCGCCCAATGAGCAACATCGACAAGCGCGCATTACGTGCAGCGGCGGAGAAGGCGAAAGATAACTTCATGCCTAACCTCATGGTCCCCACTCGGGATGTGCTGGCGCTGCTGGATGAGCTGGAATCCAAAGACGCAACCATAGCTACTCAGCAGCAGGAAATACGTACACTGCTTAATGCTCTGGAGCAAGCAACTGAGAAGCTAAACTCTGACATTACTGGTCAGAAACGACTGATTGGGTGGAGGGCGTCAGATTACACCGATGAGACATCAGACCCTGAGTTAGCTAAAAACTGGGCTGCTGCCATTGGTGTGCTGCCTATTTTTGAAGGCGACGTGAATACCAAGTTAACTGCCGCTAGCATTGGCGTGAAGGGGGAGTGAGATGACTGACAAATCTCCTTTAGAGCGTTTGCAGGCTGCAAACAACGAGAATCGGCAAATGGTCATGGTGAGTGTCGGAACGCTCAAAGCCGCACGCAGTGAAATTCTGGCCCATGTCGGCGTAAACGGGAAAGGCGTGATGACAGATATCGTTCTTAATCAAATTAACGCAGTTATCGGGAAGGACTAACCCATGACAACTAAACACCCGGCGCACGGTACTAACCACCCGGCGCACGGTCCTGTATCACTCGATCGCCTGCACCAGATAAGCGAAATACTCAGCAAAGCAGCAGCACAAAGCGACGGCGGTAATCTCGGCTACGCAATGGCTGATGCTGTGAAGGTGATTGGTGGGGCGATTGCGGCATTTGGCGCTGAGCCTGTTGGATAG